TCCATAAAAGCATCCGACAGCATCGCCCCCTGTTTCGCACTTTCAGAAATAAAAGCGGTCAGGATGTCAACACTATTAAGTCGGCGATAACTGTCCGAAAGTATGGCACGAACTTCTGTATCAACGGCACGCACTAAAACCCGGGTTCTGTTAGTCCATCCCGAATGTTCGTTAAGGATTTGCGCTGCAAGTTTTCGTTTCCATTCGCCCCCGGCTGAAAGCTCACGCAGGTAACGGGCGGGGATTCCCATTTTGTCGGCGAGTTGGTAAACGGCGTTTTCGTGCAAACTGAATTCATTTCCGTTCATCAACATATTGACATGTCCGTTTGCTGCAAAAGTTATCACCGGGGTTTTTTCTTGATTGCGTAGGTTTACGCCAATAGGGGCGATAAAATCCTGTAATGCTCTACCCTCGTTTATAAGACGGTTCATAGTGGTGTCGATACGCGATTTGTTACGTTCGATAGAGTTCATTACTCGGTTGATTACAACCTCGTTCAAAGCGTTCTGATTTTCTAAATTTGCATTCATTTTTTATTTGATTTTATAGGGCTTCCGCCCCGGGTTTATTTTGTATAAAGATTTATGTATTTGAAAATTGCTTTTGATAATTCTGTTTGCACGCTGGCAGGCAGTTTGGAAACGGTAAACTAATTTCCAAAGGCATCAAACGCCCTAAATGAACGCCCACACTTGTATATCCCGGTCAGTTCTGTTTCGCCCTGCATACTGTTACATTTCACTTTAATCGGGGTGTCTAATTTCACCTCTTTTACATTGTCATTATTTGTTCCCATATCATTGAATTTGATTAAATTTACATACTAAAGCATCCCCGGCAATGTAGTCGCATATACCGTTCATAGCGATTGCGATTGTGGCTAATTCGTTGGTTTCAAGTCCATTCACTTTTCCCTCCTCGTTTACTACCATGATATTTTCATGTGGCAGGTAGATAAGCTCTATATATCCACCAACGTATTTCTGTAGTTCTTCAAGTGTAAAGTGTTCGCCGTGGGCGGGGGTTACATTGGTAACTTTTCCCTCCGCTGTGATGTATTGTGCCATATTCTTATTCTTTTGTGGGGCGGTGCAACCCGCCCCGGGTTTATTATTAATTTCCGTAAAATTCTTTTCCTTGTAACTTATTAAAAAGCCAAATCGGGAGTTCAAAATATCTGCTTTCAATGCCTGTCCCGAACTCTTGTTTCCCGTTACCGTTTTCAATGAATTTGACTTGCGATTTTGGCACAAACTCAAATCTGTTTTTCCCATAATGAAACTTATAAGATTTTTCGCTAAAATCTTCTGAAAATGCACTAATTGTTATCGTTTCCATATTTCTTAATTATTAGTTGTTTGGCTTCCGCAATCATGCGGTCTGTATCTATTTTCAAAGTCTGATAAAACCCGGCTTTCCCGGTGAGGCTTTCGTGGGCGATTTCCAATGTTCTAATTTCGGGCTTTGTGAAAACCAAATTAAAACCCCTGAAAATGGCAAATGCAGCCCCGTATTCGCACCGGGCAAATAATGCCCGGGCTTTGTCTGTTTTCGTTTGCGGTGTCATTGTAAGTGTTTATGTTGTAATCACATTGCAAAGTAACATGTATTCTTTTAGATATACTACATATTCAGAGTTAAATCTTTGTTAAAGTGTGTTAAGTCTGTGTAAGTGTATGATATTCAAATACAGATTATTACAAAAAATAAGTGTTTATGTTGTAATCACATTGAAAATTGTGATTATATTTGTCGCTGAATTTCATAAACAACTAAATTCATACAGTATGAAAAACAAAATTTTAGAACTCTTGAAAACCAAATTCCCCGGGGTTCAAGATTCTGTTCTCGGTCGGATAGCCGATAAATTGGCGAAAACGGCACTCACAGAAGATGCAGCCACAACCGCAGTCGAGGGGGTGACAATTCAATCAGTTATAGATAGTTATGCAGACAGCCGGGCAAATGAAGCCACTACAACAGCCATATCTAATTATGAAAAAAAATACGGGCTGAAAGATGGTAAACAAGCAACCCCCGGAGAACCAAAGCCAGGTGAACCAAAACCCGGCGATGAAATTTCTGCAATTATCGCAAACGCTTTGAAGCCGCTGCAAGAAAAGCTCGCAGCATTTGAAAGCGGGCAAACAATAACATCACGGCGTTCGGTCCTTGAAGCAAAGCTAAAAGAAGCCAAAGCCCCGGAAGTATTTACAAATCAGACTTTGAAGTTTGTTGACAAAATGAATTTCACTGATGAAGAATTTGAGCAGTACACACAGGAGGTTATTGATAACGCCGCCAAATTAGCACAAGATACGGTGAATGCCGGGCTTGCAAATCAACATCAACCTTTCGCCTCTGTCGGGGGCGGTGGAAGTAAAGAACTTATCGCACAGGACATTAAACAATGGGCTGACAGCAAAACAACCCCGGCAAAATAAACAACTCATTATTAATCATTAATTCTACAAAATCATGTTAGAAATTAAGAAAACAACTGTCAACACAGGGATTCCAATTTGGCAGAAACGTCCTGAAACTTTGCAGGGTGGTTTCACTGTCGATGATGCTGACTTTGTTGCAGGCGATACAATCCCCGGGGGTACTCCTATTTATGTGGACGAACAAACCCGAAAAGCAACAATCGCCCGTGTCGCTGTATTGACAGAAGCGGCAACCAATGTCGCAACTCAATTGAAAGTGAAAAAGGGTTCACTTATCAAAGTTGGTGCATCTGTAAAGGCCAAAACAGCCGGGGCACAAGCTATCACCGCAATCGACAAAACAAATGCCGATTACGACTTAGTGACTGTCGGTACAACCCTCGGAATCGCACTGGCTATAGGTGACGCTCTTTTCGTTGACAACGCAGCATACACAAATCCGAAAGGGCTTACTTACGAAGATGTGACTATTGGAAGCAATGGCATCACTTCTGTTTCGTGTGCTGTTCGCGGCACTGTTTACGCACGTAGAATCGTGCCCGTTCCACAAACTGTCAGGGCGTTATTGCCTCTGATTTATTTTTCAGAATCTTACTAATAGGAGGGAAAAGAAATGGCAAAAGTACAATCAATTTTCGGCACGTATGCCGAACAGCTTCAGGCGGTTGTTGATAACAGTTTATCCCTGTTCGCTCCGACTTGGTATCAGAAATATTTTTCGTGGGCTCCCACTCAGACACAACTCACATTCGTGTCTGTAATCGGTGCAAGCCGTATCGAGGCAGCCGCTTCAATCGTTGACCGTTCATCCGGTGCTCCTTTGCGTTCGCGTGCCGAACTTTCGAAGTATCAGGGTGAAATTCCGGCCATCAAACAGAAGTTTGAAATGTTGGAATCCGATTACCGTGACTTCCTTACATTGCAGGCCGTAGCCCTGTCGGATGCAGCCAAAAAACAACAGCTTCTTGACTTGCTTTTTGAAGATGTAAAGAAAGCGGGAAATTCGGCACACAAACGTCTTGATATTATGGCTTTGCAGGCCGTATCAACAGGCAAAATCAGCTTGACCGCTGAATGGAATCCTGATGGTATTGTATTGAAAGATGATTTGGATTTGCTCATGCCTGCTGATAATAAGAAAAAAGCGGCTGTGAAGTGGTCAACAACTGCAACTTCTACCCCAATCACTGACATTACAACTTTGGTGAATGCAGCAACCCTGAAAGGGCATTCGTTCTCTAAAATTCTGATGTCGCCGTCAGCATTCTTGAATTTCGCACACAGCAAAGAAGTCATCGACAGCCTTATCTCATTCAACCAATTGCAGAAAGGTGCACAAGTTGCAACTATCGCAAAAGTGAACGAGTATTTGGCTGCAAACCTTTTGCCCGAAATCGAAATCGTGAACGAGGTGGTGGGTATCGAAAAAGATGGCAAAATCAGCAATGTTCGCCCATTCAAGAACGAAAATATTTCGTTTGTTCCGGCGGGCACATTGGGCACTATCAAAAATGCTTTCTGTATGGAAGAAATGCGCCCTGTTTCAACTGTAAATTATGCATCGTTCAATCGTGCATTGATTTCCAAATGGCAGGAAAATGACCCGTGGGCTGAATACACAGCGGTTGAATTGAATGCATTCCCGGCGGTAGATGCTATCGATAGGATGTATATCATGGAAGTTGAATTTTAATTTATGGCGGGGGTAACTCCCCGCCAAACTTAAAGAAATG